TCAAACGGCCTCTTGGGTAACCGTTTGGGTAACATTTTCCAAGTAGCCTTCAAGTTGGGTAACGGCCACCTTGGTATCTTCATCATCGATCCGGTTGTACCGATCGAACATTTCCCGGGTGCTGTGCCCAGTGATGGCCATAATCACAGATTCGGCAACGCCGGCCTTCCGCATGTTGGTGTTGAAGGTGTGCCGCAGATCGTGAAAAATAAATCCGCCTTCCTCGAACCGGCCGTACACAATGCCGGCCTCTTTGCAGGCCTTTCTCAAGGCGGTCCGGACACATGTGATCGGCTTTCCGCGAAACAGAAAAACATATGATTTGTGCAGCGCCCTGGGGATCGCCTTCAGTTCGTCATGCAGAGCGTCACAGATCGGAATCGTCCGGGCTTCCCCATCCTTGGTCATGTCGGCCGTCAACCGGATCGCCCTACCCTTCAGATCGACCCTGTCCCATGTGAGCCCCAGGATCTCCCCCCGCCTCATGCCGGTATAGTATCCGGTCGCAAGGATCGGCCGCAAATGTCTGGGCGCCTTGGCCAGCAGCGCCTTGAATTCATCTTTTGATAGAATTCGATCCCGTATATCAGAACCGGGCTTCAAGGTTTTTTTACAGCGAGTGAAAACCTTGAGCACGTCCCCACCAACCATATCATTCTCAAAAGCCTTGATGATCATGGTACGGGTTTTACCGATCTCATGGTCTACCGTCCCTGGTGCCTTCCCACGTCCAACGCAATTGAGGACGAACTCTTGGCCGACAAAGTTGATCTGCTGATCAGTGATTTATGCGACAAATGGCCGGATCCACCGACCGTGAAAAATGAACCTCCAACCGTTGATCAGCCTTCAAGCAAAACCCGTTTTCGATTCGTCCACATTGCAGACCTGCGGTTAAAGCCTCCTGAATTTCTGATCAAGCCATGGCTGGAAAAGGATACCCTGTCACTTTCATTCGGTGATCCTGGCTGCGGGAAATCGTTCTTTGCCATCGATATCGCTGCCTCTGTGGCCACAGGTTCAGACTTTCACGGCATGACGGTCAATCAGGGACCGGTGATCTACATAGCCGGGGAAGGCCAGAACGGCATCGGCCGGCGGTTTATGGCTTGGTCAATTGTTCATGGCGCCGATCTTAAAACGGCCCCGCTTTACCTTTCCACGGTCCCATTAGGCCTGTGCGATGCCGATCAGATGCAAGCTGCTATGGATGCAGTTGAAGAAATCGCCCAAATAGCCGGCCCTTCCCTGCTGATCGTCATTGATACCGTTGCTCGAAACTTCGGCCCGGGTGACGAAAACTCAACGGCTGACATGGGCCGGTTTATAGCGGCGGCCGATCAGATCAGATCCCTGTACCACTCGGCCGTTCATCTGGTTCATCACACAGGGCACGGTGACAAAAAACGTGCAAGGGGATCCATGGCCCTGAAAGGCGCCATCGATGCAGAATATCGCCTGGACAAGGATCAGGACGCAATCGTCCGGGTGAAGGCCACAAAGATGAAGGATGCCGGCCTGCCCGAGCCCATGGCTTTTGAAATCCGCGGTGTGGATCTCCCCCTGAAGGATGCGGACGGTGACACAGTAAATAGCGCTGTGCTGCATCGGGTGGAATACACTCAGCCGGCGGCAACAACGAGAAAGACAGGACATGCCCTGGGCATTAATCAGCGCAAAGCTCTGGAAATTCTGGAACGCCTCTATGTTGCCGAGAGAAAAAGCCTCATGAGGCAGGGTATCAGGCCAGAAACGGCCCGGGTGTCAATCGAGAGATGGGGATCAAAGTGCAAAGAGGCCGGCATGAACCGGCAGACGGTTCACAGGATCAAAGCATCTTTGGAGTCTGGTGGGTTGATTGAAATAGAAGATTCACATGTGATCCCCTTGTGACCGTCACGTCATCGTACCAGCGTCATCATTGTCATCATGTCTATAGACACATGATGACATGATGATGACGGTAGATCTGGTACAGGCGTCATCATTTGATGACGAATGATTACATGATGATGACGCTGGTTTATAGGAGCATTCATTGCAAGTTGAAATGGAGGCATTTAACCCTACGGTGTTTACACCATTTTGAAATGAATAAGATTACAGAGATTTATCGTTCTTTGACAATTTATTGTTGACTTGAAGGGTTGGTATTTCGAAACCAAATCTTATTTAGAATTAACCACCGATTACTTTTCTTTTGATAGAAACTTAAAATCATGAGCGATTTTAAAAATGCAATTTTCATTTCTAAACAATAAGCCTTGTGAACTAAAATTTTCGGATCCTGGATACCTTTTCACTCTTTCCTCCGAACTGAATGAGATTCCAGCAATATGAGACAGGTCATTTTTATCTAACAAATAATTAGACATTATTTGAAGCCCACTGTCACTAGCTAAATTTGTTAAGTCATCAATATCCTCTAAAAAGCATGAAATTAATCCCGGTTTATCAGGAGGTAATTGTTTAATTGCTGCGTCTTTAACTTTATCTTTAATTCCTAAAAGAACCTTATCCGATTTTTTGGATTTTAACGTTATCTCGATAGGATTTATTGGCATACCATTTTTTTCACCTGCATAAAAAGCTCCATGAGCTTCATGCGGCTTTCGTTCAAACAATTCTCGACAAAGTTCTTTTATGTTAACACCTTTATCATCAGATTCTTTTAGATTTAGGGTGGCATATCCAAGTTTAAATTCGAAAGCTCCATTGATTTGGTTGGCATAAATAAGTTCGATAATTTGACGAGATAAACTTTCTAGATGGTGGTCGCTGCTATGCAATCGGTCATTCAACTCAATATCTATTTTCCCCATGTATTTTAGTTTCTCGATTTCTGGAATCAATTTCTCTATTAGTCTATAAAAATCCTTTCTCCAGACTTTTCTAGATCCATCGACAGTGATTCTCTTACACTCAACATTAAAATCGAAATCTTGAGTATTAACTATAAAATCAGGGCAATTATTATCTTCGTACCAATCGATTCCATGGCCATTTAATAGATAATGCCACGCCATATCTAGTTCAAAAAGAAAGTCAGAAGCCCTATTATCATCAAGTAAATCTTTTTTAAATTTATTTCTAACTGAATCAGGCATCATTTTTTGTAATATTGAAATTTTCTTTCCATCTGCAGCAAGTACTTTTAATCCTAAATCCAAGTTCTTCTTTATAGATTTTCCTTTACTTTCCAATTCATAAAAACTAATTAGTGAGTTCCACCATGGGTGTCTATGCTTAAGATAATATCTTTTATAAATGGGCCCAGCGTAATTTAATGATTTTTTATATTTATTAAGACGCTTTTCTATCTCAAAGCTGCCAAAGAAGTTAATCAAACTAAGGATATATTTGCGTGCCTCTTTGTCATATATCGCATTCAATTTATTCATTTTATTGTTTTGATCGTCATTGTTTATTTGTTGGTTTAAGACGCAGTTAAACTATCGAATAATAATTATACTGATAAAAGGCATAAGTACCTATGAAGATTTCATATTGGATCATGATGTTAAAATCTTCGTACATCGTATTTTCCCTATGTGGGATTGATGATGAGTAGCTGTAAAGTCATTTTCAATTATGCTGAAAAACATGATTGTCTGTCAAGGGTGGCCACGCTCAAAACTACCGTGTGTTCGTATCTTGAAGAAAGGTCTGTAATCCAAATAAAAGCTTTGGTGCCGCGCCCAAACGGCACTTCACCTGCGTACGTGTATCATATTGGAGACACTCCATCCCTTTATGTCTCATTTTAATCTTGCTTGGTGAGACACTTTTTGCAATAACAGTTTCAGATCCTCGAAAGCGTCTTAAACACGCTATGCTGGTATGATAGTTGATCGATTTTTTGCCTATTATTTACAACAGGTTAAACCCTGTTGGGTAACATCGGGGTAACCGATCCATGAGTAACAACCAAACTCCAAGCAAATCGGATTCAGATCAGGAACAGCCGGTTTTCGTCCCTGATCTGTTCAAGGGTGCTGTGAATGGTGACGGTACGGTCAATATGCGTTCGACCTGGGGCCGGTCAATCCGGGCCGTGAAGGATGCTCTTAAGGATGATCAGTTCGAAGCTGCCCGGGCTATTCTTGAGGATCAGATTGCACAGACAATGACTCTTGAACGGGCAATCATGGAATTCATGTTGGGCAATCCCGCTGCCTTCTTTGTGGACGGCAAACTCAACGAGATGATCAGCAAGGATCTCATGAACTTTCAGGAGCAGACGAGAAAGGCGCTGTATTTACTATTGGATCTCGACCGCAAAAAGAAAATCACCCAACCGAAGGGCAGCGCCGGCCGGGATCTCAGCGCCATAAGTTTTGATTAACCGGTGAAATATTTCGGGCAGGCCGTGAGCCCCAACGGGCGCCGGGCGGCCAAGGGTGGGGGGTGCCCCCGCGCAAAATTTTCAAAATTAAAAATTTTGAATCCCGCTAAACCAAAGCCATTGCTTCAGAGGCGGCAATGATGAGCAGGAGAAATGTTGATGTGAAAAGTAAAAATTTCATGCGAGCCCTCTCCAGTATTTAATGGTGGCCTTTAGATAACCCCTCGGATAGTAAGTCAAAAACTTTAATAAATTTATGACTTTCAAAGAAAAGCTCAAAACCTGGCAAAGCGGCCTAACCGGCTTCAACGCTTGGCTCCAAGACATCGAACCGCGGATCCTCGGCCGCAACAACCGCTACCAACCATTCACCCACACACCAAAACAGAAAAAATTCATCAAGCAAGTGCTGGCCACCGACCGGGCCGGCCGGTTCAAGCACTCGATCAGCCTGAACATCGAACCTCGGCGCCATGGGAAGAGCACCGTTTTTGCCCTGATCGTGCTGTGGTTTTTCACCAGCCGGCAAAACTTCACAATTCAGCTGTTAGGATCTTCTGAGGACCACTGCCGGCGGGTGCAGTTCAACACTCTGAAAAAGATCATCAACGCCTCTCCCAAGCTCGCCCAGCTGATCCCCGAGCAAAACCAGTTTGCATACACCATCCAGTTTCCGGAACTGAGAAATGTGACCCAGTATTCCGCCAGCAACACGGCCACAGCCTTCGGTGATCGAATAAATCTCATGTGGTGTTCGGATCTACACGCCTTTGTCGACCTGGCGCCTTTCAATGCCCTACAGGCCTCTCTGCTGGACAGTGAGGATTCTCTTCTGTTCATCGACAGCAACGTTGACGATACGGACGGTCATGTGCACGGCCTGCAGAAAGAGGCTGTTTCGGATCCGGATATGCTTTGTCAGTTCACCAGCTATCGGGATTTTGAACACTACGCCAAGGCGGCGCCGGCCTGGATCGACCGGAAGAAGGCAGCACGCCTGCAGAAAACCACTTTCGAGCCCGATTTCAAACGTGACATCCTGGGGCAGCGGTCGGACGCTAAAAATGCCCTTTTCACTTCAGAAATCATCCAGCTGTGTAAGTCTCGGTACCACGCACCTGTGGATGACAGTGCCACGCTCACTCAGGGCCGGGCGTATAAGATCGGCGCCGGCCTGGATCGGGCCAAATCTCTCATTGCCGGCCCCAGGGGAGATTTCACGGTCTGGACTGTGATTCTGAAGGTTGCCACCCAGGGCGGTGAGCCGAAATTCTACATTCTGAACCAGCACCGGTTCTTGATCAACAGCACGAAGGCAATTAAGGCCGTCATTCTGGAAGATCACAAGCGGTACGGTCTGGATAATGTTATCCTCGAAAACTACGAGGTGTCGGACCTGCATTCCTGGATGCTGGAAAATAATATCAACTGTGAATTGATCAGCGCTCACGATACGAATCAGAATGCCAGCTTTCCGGAATTCTACCGGATCGCCAAAGAGGGCCGATTTCATTTCCCTGCAGAGTTGGCAACGCTCGAGTCTGAGCTTTCGACGTTCACCTATACCCACAGGAAAAACAACACTTACAGCTTCGGGCATTCGAGCACGAAATTTCACGATGATACGGTTTATTCAACAAACTGGGCTATTTTCTCCCTGCGGCGGGAAGTGCTGAATCTGTTCGAGATTGCCGATATCAACTGTTTTAACCGATCCAGGAATCGGCACCACTGCTTTTTGATGGGTGGGAATTTAGAACTGCACTGCAAGAAGGATTGCCCGGCATACGATCAGGTGGCTATTATGTGGCGGCAGTACCGATCATTTCAGGTTGAATCGGAGATCACGCTGCCTGATTTCTTTCATTCGTTTGTGAAGGTGAGCGGAGCGGTGTTTTATCAGTCAGCGTAGGCTCTTATACCTTCAGGAGCTAAAAACCCGCGCTATATAATTCTTTCCTTGTTCATTGAGAATTCATCAGATAATTCATTAAGAATTGTTGGAGAGAATTAGATTGACATTTTAGGCAGTATTGATAAGTTTAATAAGATAGTACCCTGCCTAACTATTACGTTCAAAGTGAAATTAATTGTTAAAATGAATACTTTTTTTTGGGCGATATATTTTTCTTTTTTTTTAGCCGCTGGTTTTTTTCTCATTAAAAAAAATACTTCTACAGTTCGCCTCATTGTTCTTTTGCTAATTTTTATGCCTTTCCTAATTGTTATTATAGATGATCAATATGAGAGAGACTTAATAAAGAAAACTAAACCAAATATCGCTTTCCACATTATGACAAATGAGGAAATTTTCGGCGACATGGTGATCGAGAATGACGCAGTTATTTCAAAGTATGACTATCCACTTCAAGAATACATATTTTCAATTGAAAATAAGAATTCAGATTCAGTAACTTTAAAAAATTTCTCAATCCAATTTAACTTTCAAAACACTATCCAGACACTAAATGGCAGATTCGTTTTGGAAAAAAGTGATGGTGCCCATTTCTATAGTGCTTTAATCGCAGAAAATGATGCAATAAGTGTATATAATGAAATCGATAACACTTTAAACGAATCATTCTCTTTCGATATTCGAAAATTAGTACAAGATAATGAATCAATCAAATTGAACATTGCAGATTTAATTTTAAAAAAATTACCAACCAATCGAATATTTTATGGAGAAATAGTAATAGATATGATTGATAAGCCTCCCCTAACAATTAATAATGAACTTATTGACCTGTGTTTAGTTAACTACTCTTATGAAATCGCTGGGAATGTATTTAAAGAGAGTATAGAAAACAAAATTCCACGACCTGCCATAGAACTTAAACTTGCTGTGCATCATTATAAAAATAGCAAGAAATTTTTTAAAGAAGGCAATTATAACGGCGCCTTATTCGAACTCAATAATGCAATATATTTAATGCCTAATTATGTAAGTGCTTATATATTGAGAGGGAGAACGTATTCAAAGCTTAGACATTACGATGATGCAGAATCTGATTTTAAAAAAGTTATAGAAATTAGAAACGATTCAATTTATGCTTTCTATTATAGTTCGATAAATTTTGCAGTCAAAGGAGACTTAGATAAGGCATATAATGATTATCTAAATGTTAAAGATATTAATCCTGAAATCGCAAAATCATTAGCTCATGAATTATTTATAATAGGATACGATTATGGCGATGAGCAAATGAGTATGGGGAATTTTTTAGATGCGATTTTAAGCTATGATTTTGCTTTCTCTTTTAAACCTGAGTTCAATAGTTCAAAAAGTAAAAGAGAATTTTGTTGGAATCAAATTGGAAACCTAAATAGCATAAAAGAAAAATTTGGCCAAAAATGTAAATTAGGTAGCAAGTATGCATGTAAGTATCAGAAATTTCTAGAAAAATTAGATGATATTCTTTATAGTGATGTCGGAACCTTCGCTTTCCCTCTATCTCTTGATAAATTCATGAACGAACATAGATATATTGAATATATTCCTCATATTTATTTAAAAAACTTTGAGATACATTGCTACAGAAACCAGGACATGGAATTAAAATTTCAGTTCCGTAATTACAATATACCATTGGTGACATTAAGTTTCTCTGACTTTGATTCTATTCGAAAACTGTCAAATCGTTCTAAGTTATATATCAGCATATCTTGGAAAGAACATACAATAGAATTAGGATTAAATAGTAAAGTCGTTGATAGATACCCACAGTAACAAACTTAGATTCGTTGATGCTGGTAATTAAAAATTGTTACAGAACGTCTGAACCAGGCTATCACCAAGGAAACCCGAAGGACGGACCAAGTCGGGTATCATCTTTTTTTCTCCCCATTTTTGGATTATTATTTGGCATATTGGTTTTAGGACAAATTAATTCTTGGATAACAATATTTCGACCTGTTGCCATATTTCGATTTGCTATATCAACGTTCATAGTTACCGGAACTAATAAGCCAATATATCCTAACCGAAATTTCTTATCAGGTAGTCTCAAATTAACATTTGACAGAGACATAATTGTATCATAAAGAATGTCTCATGTTATTCCAATCCCAAGTCCCGACCCTTTTTCAAAAGCTGAACATGCAGCTTGACCAGCAGGCCAACCAAGCCCGCAAAGCCGATACTGTTAAGCGTTTAGCGTTCTATGAAGATCAGCAGTTGGATTACGTTCTCGCCCGGCTTGCCGAGATTTTCAGCGAACCGGAAAAGCTGACTCCAGCTTTCTGCAATGTAGTTAGTGCTCATCCACAGGAATAACTACCTGTAATAAATAAGAAACGCGCATTTTGTAGTGGTTTTTCTCTTCTCTTTGTAGTATATTGAAAGTCGCCAAACAACCAATATCACTACAAAAGAAAGAAAGGAGCCGATCACAAAATGCGCGAAAAATGGCAAAAACAGATGCCCCTGATGCCTCAGATCAAAGACCACGCCCAAGCAAAAGAACTTACAGCTATCAGTGGTATCATCGATGCTCACCCTATCATCTGTGATCGCGTTCTTCAAGATTTGAACAAGGGCAAGCTGGTGGCCTATCGAACTGGGGCTGACGGCATGAGCGCCGACCAGGTACTGCGTTGTGCTATCGTCAAAATCCTTTTCGGTTTTACGTATGATGAACTGGCATTTCATATTGTCGATTCGCAGGCATTGAGTTGGTTCTGCCGGATCGGTATCGCCGACAAGGGATACAAAAAATCCGCCCTGAACAAAAATATCAAAGGCATATCGGACGCCACCTGGGAACTGATCAATGCGGATCTTTTGGGATATGCGAAGCAAAAGGGCATTGAAAAGGGCCGACAGGTCCGGGTCGATTGCACGTGCGTTGAAACTCACATCCATCATCCCACCGACTCCAACCTGCTGTGGGATGGTGTTCGCGTGTTGACGAGGCTGCTGAAGCGCTTCCGGGATGAATCGGGGATCACAGTTCCTGACTTCCATAACCATACCCGTGTTGCCAAACGACGGATGCTGGCGGTGATGAATGCCAAACGGAAAAACAAGCGTAAGGTTGCCTATGTGGACCTGCTCAAAACCAGTCGCAAAGTGGTTGGGTACGCTCATAAGGCAGTCGCTGCGATCAATGCCGGTGCGACCTGCGACCCGCTGGTCATGACGATTGGCTTCCAGATCGAACATTTTGTCGATCTGACCCGCAGGGTGATCCACCAGACCGAACGCCGGGTTCTTCATGGAGAAACGGTCGATGCCAAAGACAAAGTAGTATCGTTGTTCGAGCCACATACCGATATCATCGTCAAGGATAGGCGCGATACGCTGTTTGGTCACAAAATCTGTCTGACCGGAGGCGCGTCGAACCTTATTTTGGACTGTGTCATCACCGAAGGCAATCCGGCCGACGCCGACCTGACGATACCGATGCTTGAGCGGCAAAAACAAATTTATGGCCGCTATCCCCTCAAGGCCAGCTTCGACGGCGGTTTTGCATCCAAGGAAAACTTGAAGCGAGCCCAATCGCGTAAGATCAAAGACGTCTGCTTTGCCAAGAAACGAGGTCTATCTGAAACCGACATGTGCCGCAGCCAATATGTGTATCGTCGATTGCGCCGCTTTCGAGCGGGTATTGAATCCGGTATCTCCTGGCTGAAGCGTTGCCTTGGCCTGACCCGCTGTACCTGGAAAGGATGGGACTCGTTTAAATCCTATGTTTGGTCTTCGATTGTGGCCGCCAACCTGCTGACCATCGCCAGGGGAAAAACAGCCACTTGAGACCTTAATCGATTCCGCATCGTGAAAACTGGTTGAACAAGTGCGCTTGCATTAAGCCGATTTCGGTAAATTAGCCACAAACCGATGTAGCGATGGTGAGAAAAATCCTGCCGAGGATTTTACCACTCTATTTTTTTTGCGACTCGGCTCTGAAAATTACCATTTATGGATCGACACTAGTTAAAAAGGTGATCAACAACCTGGCCGCTGTTTACGGAATGCCGGCCATTCGAAACGTTGAAGGCACCAAACAGGATCAGGCGATTTTTCAAGAAATCAGCACCAGCGCCGGGTTGCCCGTAAAGCTCAAAGCCGCCAGCAGGTACACGAAACTGTTAAAGACCATCCTTATCCGTCCGGTTTGGCGCAACGGCAAGATGGATATGGATGTTTTGACCGGTGATATTCTCGACGTGACAACCGGTGATTGCCCGGAGGATTTGCGCTCTGTTTTAATCACACATTATCCCGAGAGTGGCAAGCAGGATGAAGTTGAATTTTCATATTGGACAGGCGAGGTTTTCCAGCGCCTGGACTATCAGGGAAATGTGATTCTGGAAGAGCCCAACCCCTATCATGTGGTTCCCTATGTTCCTTGTTGGGACCGTTGTCCTTTGAATGATTTTTGGTTGGCCGGCGGTGACGATCTGATCAATATCCAAGAGGCAATCAACGAAAAGCTGACGGACCTTCTTTATGTAATCCGGATGCAGGGTTTCGGTGTTGGCTGGATTCGCAAAAAGAATCAGGCCGGCGGGCAGATCGGAGTGAACCCGGGAACACTGGTTGAACTCCCAGAAGATGGCGCTTTAGGATTTGAAAGCCAACAGGCGCCCATTAAGGAGATTCTGGAAGCCATTTCATTTTTAATCACCCAGGCCGCCGTTTCAAACGGCCTTTCCGTTTCAACTCTTTCCACAAAGGTTGTTCGAGAATCGGGATTGGCCAAGGTTCAAGGGCAGCGCGAACTCGAGGAATTGAGGCGCGACGATATCATCTTGTGGAAGCGATACGAGGAACAACTTTTCCAGATGATCCGCACCGTTTGGAACGTTCACAACCCTGCACGGAAAATCATCGCCAGCGCAGTTCTAAAAACTGATTTCTCAGATCCGAAACCCGAGATTTCCGCAAAAGATCAAGCCGAGACGTGGGAAAAGGAAATCGGATTAGGAGTCATTTCACCGATCGATGTGGTCATGATGAAAAATCAGGATCTGAGAACCCGGGAAGAGGCGGCCACCTGGTTGGAGAAAATTAAAGCTGAAAACGCAAAATTTAGAAACACAGAAACCTCGCCCACCCAGACGTAAAACGGAGGACACGCAATGGTTTTAGCAATGACTTTGGACACACTGGACAATCTCGACGATACCATCAAGCCCCTTTACATCGAAAAGGACGGAAAATTTCACCTGGACGTGGACGGCCACGATAAAAACGATACCGGTGATCGAATCCCGAAGGCCCGGCTTGATCAGGAGATAGAGAAACGAAAAGCATCTGACGCGAGCTTGAAAGAGATCGCAGACGGCTTTGTGGAGAACGTCCCGGAGGATATGCGGGACATCATTCCGGACTTGCCGCCGGCAGCCAAAATCAAATGGATTCAATCGGCCCAGAAAAAAGGGCTCTTCGATCCGAAGCCGACGGACGGTATCGACACCAAGCGCCCCGGCGGAAAAGCGCCGGAGAATTTCAGAGGTATGGATCCCCGGGCGATCATGGCCACGGGGTACAAAACGAAGTGAGGTAAATCATGCTGACTTTATTGGAAGCTGCAAAATTGGTTCAAGATCCCCTTGCAAGGGGAGTGATCGAGATCTTCCCCCGTTCCTCTGCCGTGCTGCAGTATCTGCCCTTTTTCGACGTGAACGGGCAGGCCTATAAATACAACCGTGAGGAAACCTTGCCGGGTATCGCTTTTCGTGGGATCAATGAATCCTATGTAGAAAGCACCGGGGTTGTAAATCCTCAAGTAGAGCCCCTTTTCATCATGGGTGGCATCTCCAAGGTTGACCGGGCTCTGGTAAAGACCCAAGGCAAAGTCAACGACCTCCGATCCATCTATGACGCCATGAAGGCCAAGGCCGCAGCCCTGACTTTCACCAAGAATTTCTTCAAGGGTGACAACGCCGATGATCCCAACGAGTTCGACGGCCTGGAAGAAAGACTGACCGGTTCTCAGAAAATTGCTGCCGGTGATACCAGCGGCGGCGACACCCTGACCCTGGACATGCTGGACATCCTGATTGATGCCGTGCAGGGCGGGCCGGATGTCCTGTTTATGAATAAAACCATGCGGCGGAAGGTCAACAAACTGATCCGGGCCGCTGGGCAGGCCACCGAGACGGTTTCCGATGTGTTCGGTCGGCAGATCAACGCCTATGCCGGGATTCCCATTGGCGTGATCGAAGAGGACAAAGACGGCAACGCCATTTTGCCGTTTACCGAAGACAACCCCGGCGGCGGGACTGCAGCCAGCACCAGCATCTATGCGGTCAAGTTCGGTGTTGCCGAGAAGGTGAGCGGTCTGCAGGCCGGCGGAATGGACGTATTGGATCTGGGTTTGAACCGGACCTTTTACGAAACGCTCATTGAGTGGATTTGTGGCCTGGGTGTTTTCCATCCCAAGGCAGCGGCCCGGCTCCATGGTGTGAAAAACGCATAACCCTGTGTTGGCGGGCCGCCTTGGCATCGTGCCGGGCGGCATCGCCACTGAATAGGAGATTTTCTCATGATCGATGTTGAACATATTTTGAAAGACGCCGGCCTGGTGGCCGCCGATGCCGCCGGGCAGGTGGACGGTGAAGACGTGATCGTCAACCTTGGCACCGGCCTGGTGACCGGAAACCTTGTGGTCGACGTGACGGCCATCGAGATCGCCGATGATGATGAACTCTACAAGATCAGTCTGCAGGGCTCGAGTTCTGCCACATTTGCCAGCACCATTGTTGACCTTGCCGAGATTACCTTGGGCGCTGCCGAGGTGATCGGGGGAGATCAGGACAGCGCAATCGGCCGATATATCGTACCCTTCCGCACCGAAAAGAACGGTACTATCTGGCCGTATGTCCGGCTTTACACCGATGTAGATGGCACCATCGCCACCGGTATCAATTTCAGCGCCTTTTTGTCCAAATAGCCATCTCCAGGGGCAGCGGAATCGTACACCGCTGTCACTCCTCCTGGCCTGTTGGCAGCGGCCTGGCTGTTACCTGGTAAATTCTCTCCGATCGATGACCTGGAACAGCGGCCTAAAAGGCCGGCCCGGCTCCAAGGGGTAGCCGTAAAAACTGGCAAACAGTACCCCATTTTTCACAATGAGAGGCCTCTATGACTTTTCATGAGCATGTTTATTTGGGTTTGAATAACACAATTGATCTACAATTGAAGGCGGATGGCATAGCGTTAACCGCCGAGCAAATGCAGAGCATCACCAAAATTGTATTGGTATTCAAAGAGCTTTCGATTTCCTCTGACGAACATCCAGATTCATTTGATTGGACCACTCGAGAGGATGAAGGGGTTGTTATTATGGCCCTTGGAACATTACCGATTCTCCCCGCTGGCACCGACCCGTTGGCATATCTAAAAATTTACGACTCAGAAAATCCCAATGGTGTGTATTGGGGAAACTTTATACTAACAGTTGAGGAAAACAAATGATCGTATATCCGGCCACTGGATACAATTCGTTCATCAGCACGGACGACGCTGAAAACTATTTCGAGGGCAGGTTGTACTCTGAGGAATTCATCACGTCTCCCGCCCAGGAGGCGGCCCTGATCACAGCCTTTCATGCAATCAACGCCTTGGATGTGACCATTGACGCCACTGACACGGCCCAGCTGCAGGCTCTGAAAAATGCGCAGTGTGAGCAGGCCCTCCATGAACTGCGGACGGATCTGGATGCCCAGGTGAAAACCCTCGGCCTGCCGGATCTGAAAATTCAGCAGCCGGAGCGGCCTCGGTATTCTGAGCGGGCCATGGACTTTTTACGGCCCTACATGACGGTGCGCACAATTGAGGTGTTGCGTTGAGCATCAAATCCACTGCCGAAAAAGGCGTCGAAGCCGCTTTCAAAACCCTGGGGCCCCTAGTGCAGGATGCAACGTATAAACGCATTGCATCCGAATCCCGGGACGGTCCCGATTTGGTTTACCTGTATGCCACAACCCCGATCAAGGCCGTGGTGACATCAGCCGGCGGCAGGGAGGATAAAGAGGCCTACGGCATGACCTACCACAACCACAGAAAGATTCTGGTGCCCCGGAAAGATTTAACAGTGATGATCCGGCCCCGCGACCTGATCATCATCGGCGGCACAGAATACAGGATCATCGATGTCCGCACAGATCCAACCGAGTCCATGTATATCGTCTACGCCAAGCTTTAATGAATACCATTATCATCTCAATTACTCACTTCAACGTTATCAGAAATGATACAAAAATATTAGAGGTATTTGTAAATCCCATTTACAAATAA